TGCTGGAGCATTATCAGCCGCTGCATTACCAATCATACCTAGACCTTCACTAGAATAATTAGCAGCATATGATGTACTAAGAGCGGCGGGAAGTGGTAATGTTACTGTAGCATACACTTCTTTATCATCTATCTTTTCTCGCTTAAATTTATAACTTTGCGAGATTCTGAAATGCATAAAAGCGCCTTCTTGCGATTCAAGATCATCTGGAAAAACTAATTTATGTACGGCAGCCATATAAATACCCTTAGAGAAAACTTATTATTGATACTATTTATATGGCTTATTCAGGTAAATTCAGACCTCGCAACCCAAAAAAATATCGTGGCGACTCTTCGAAGATAGTATACAGATCTTCTTGGGAAGCACGATGTATGAACTACTTTGATTTAAATGATAATATTTTATGGTGGGCTAGTGAAGAAGTTATTGTTCCTTATCGTGATCCCGTCACTAATAAAGCCCGAAGATATTTCCCAGACTTTATTATTAAAATAAAACAACGCACGGGTTCTATCGAAACTATAATGATAGAAGTTAAACCTCAGTATCAAAAAGACCCTCCCAAGACACAAACACGGAATACTAAAAAATACATAAAGGAAGTGTATACATATACAGTAAATCAAATGAAATGGCGAGCAGCTAGTGAATATTGTCTAGATAGAAAATGGAAATTCATGGTACTAACTGAAAAAGATTTGGGAATAAAAACTTGAGTTATTATGTGTATGCAATAGGTCCACTGAAGGGCCCTACTAAAATTGGATTTACAAACAATCTAGAAACTCGGTTGCGAGCTATACAGACTGGTAATCCAGAGAAAATACAAATTCATCATAGTATCGAATTTGATACTGAAAAGGAAATGAGAATTGCGGAGAAAAAAATACACCGCACTCTAAGTCATAGGAGAAAAAAAGGGGAATGGTTTGATATACTTCCTGAAGACGCAAGATTAGAATTAGAGCATCTTTTAATTATCTCTTAGGAAGAAAGTGGGGTTTTTATAAGGAACCCCATAACCTTTTAGTAGAGTTTAGAATTTATAGGATGTTTTAAACCCAACAACTTTATTTACTTCTGTCATTTCGTTATCTACGTGATATTCGCCATAAGGTGTAATAGCAAAAGATTGAGTCAAATCATAGGTATAGGCTGCGGCTAGTTGAATATCAGAAATTTCTGCACTATCCCAATTATAAGCAGGGAGTAAAGCAAGTTCTAAGCCCTTGTATCCAGCAACAACGCCGAACTCGGTTGTTGCAACTTCAGTAGTTACGCTATAAGCAGTGTCTGTGACTACTGAGAAATCAACAGCCGGAAAGCTTGGTCCTACAACTGCTTCTTTTTCTGCCGCCATTGCAACTGTAGAAATACAAGTTGCAAGTGCAATGCCGATAATAAGTTTCTTCATCATTTGTTTCTAATCTCCTTATTGTGAAGGCTTGTAGTCTTTAAGACAAGCAGCCTTCTTGATGGTATTTAGATAAATCAGAGTTTAGATGAGGTTTTAAACTCCGGATAAGCATTTACACCCAATTCTTCGATGTCACTACCATCATACTCTTCTTTGTCTGAAACACGAATACCCATTGTTTTCTTGATAATATAGATAACAATACTAGCAGCTACAAAGGTCCATCCAGCAATTGCTCCAATACCAATTATCTGGCCCAACAGTGTAGCACTAGAGTTAGTAAGTGTTACTGCTAGTACACCCCAAATACCTACAACACCGTGAACACTAATAGCACCCACTGGATCATCGATCTTTAGTTTGTCTAACATAATAATACTAATGTAAACTAGAACACCACCTACTGCACCAATTAACGTTGATACAAAAGCACTACCACTTAACGGGTCTGCTGTAATAGCAACAAGACCAGCAAGAGCACCGTTTAGTGCAAGTGTAATATCTGTTTTGCCAGTCAATAGTTTAGCAATAATCATAGTTGCAAGCAATCCACCAGCGGCTGCCATATTAGTATTAACAAAGATTTGTGCTACGGCATTAGCATCAGAAAGGGTACTAAGCCTCAACTGAGAACCACCGTTAAACCCAAACCAACCCATCCATAAGATCCAAGTGCCTAAACCCACTAAGATTAGATTTGACCCTTGAATGGCTCGTGGTTTGCCATCAGCGTCGTACTTACCTTTACGTGGGCCTAATTGTAGCACTACAGCTAATGCAGCTACACCACCAAACATATGAACAATACCAGATCCAGCAAAATCACTAAAGCCTACTTCACTCAACCAGCCACCACCCCAACTCCAATTACCTTGAACTGGATAGATGAAGCCTGTTACTACAACTGCAAATACTAGAAATGCCCATAGTTTCATTCGCTCTGCTACTGCACCACTAACAATACTCATTGCGGTAGCTACGAATACTAATTGAAAGAAAAAATCACTCATCTTAGAATAGTATGTATCTGGTGTTGCTGCTTTATGATCACCCGATACTAACATTTCTCCAGGTGTACCATACATAATATTATAACCCACCACAAGAAACATAATACATGCTACTGCATATAGAGCAAAGTTTTTCATTACAATTTCACTAGCATTTTTAGTACGAACCATACCAGCTTCTAGCATAGTAAAGCCTGCTGCCATCCACATAACCAGCACACCGCTGATTAGAAAATAGAATGTGTCTAGTGCATATGAGACTTCGGTCATACTGCATCCTCTCCTGTTTCGCCTGTTCGAACACGTACTACAGTTTCAATAGGTGTTACCCAGATTTTACCATCTCCAATTTTACCAGTGTTTAATTCCATTGATAGATATTCGATTAATTGATCAACAATATTGTCATTAACTACGATGTCTAGTTTTACTTTTGGTAAGAAGTCTACTGTATACTCTGCACCACGGTACATTTCAGTCTTACCATATTGTCGGCCATAACCTCGCACTTCTGATACAGTAATTCCGGTGATACTCATACCCTTCAGAACTTCCCTAACATCATCAAGTTTATAGGGCTTGATAATTGCTGTTACAAGTTTCATACTGCTTCCTTTCTTTTGTATATTCTATTGTAGGCTTCTAAGATGTCTTTGGATGTTTTATTAATATTTTCCTCCAACCATTCACATTTTTCTTCTTTGGCTTTCAACATATCTCCAAGACAGCCTGACAAGACACCCAAAGCGTAATGATCGCCATACTTTGAGATTTGTTCGACCCAATCTTCAACTTTCATAACAATCTCCTTTTTCATCATATAAATAGTATATACCATATTAGATGTATTGTCAATAGGAAAACACATGGTTTCGAAAGTTTTTGATGAAATTTTAGCCCAAGGGATTCGAGCTGGCCAAATGCCTGCTAGGACTCAACAGTCTAGAGATTGGTTTAGAAATACTGCTACCCAGACCAAGGTTACTCCCGAATCTATAATCCGGGGTGAAAAGGCTAGATTTAAGAATCGTGTTATGATGGGTAAGATGTATCTATTTAATTATGATCCCAAACATAAAGACACTTTACCTTATTATGATAGATTCCCACTTATATTCCCAGTAGAAAAGACTGCTGATGGTTTCTATGGTATCAATATGCATTACTTACCGCATAAATTAAGGGCTGTATTAATGGATGCTTTATATAGTCTAAGTAAAGACAAACGGTATGATGAAAATACTAGATTACGATTAAGTTATGGTATACTGAATAGTGTAGCTAAATATAAAGCGTTTAGACCTACATTTAAGAGATATTTAACTAATCATGTACGATCACGTTTTATCGAGATTTCTTCTGCTGAATGGGACATTGCTCTTATGATGCCTCTACAGAAATTCGTAAAATCTACTTCTTCTAAAGTATGGGCAGATTCTAGAAAGATGGCAAAGGCTAAGAGATGAGTATAAATCTACAACGTTTCGTATCATCAATGAACGCACATCCGCCAGCATATGCGTCGGATTTTGAAGTACGTATATTTTGTAATATAGGAAGATCTGAAGATCTAACTTTAAGGGCAGAAAATGCAAGTCTTCCAGGCAGAAGTGTAGCTACTACAGAGTCTACTTTTGTAGGTCCGATGAGAAAGCTAGGCTATACTGCTATGTATTCGGAAGTAGCAATCACTTTCATACTAGGTGAAAGTTATATTGAAAAAGAGTTTTTTGATAAATGGATAGATGCGATTGTTGGTGATCACCGAGTTAAACATAGCCCTGGCGGTGAAAAATTTAATGCTGGTTACTATGATGATTATAAGGGAACGATAGAGATACAAAATGTAAATAGGGCAGGCGAGAATACATATAAAACTACATTAATAGAAGCATGGCCAATTAATATGGCGGCTGTTGCGCTTGATTGGGGTTCATCTGAGATTTCGAAACTAAACGTGACGTTTGCATATAGATACTATGAACACAGCGATACAAGCCTCACCTTTACTTAAACAGAATACTTTTGATTTACATAATAAGGAGATGATATAAATGGCGTTACCTAATATAGTGGCACCTGAATATACAACTACTCTACCATCTAATGATATGGAAGTTAAATTCAGACCATTCTTAGTGAAAGAAGAAAAACTTCTTCTCTTTGCTGCGGAAA